AGAAGTAAGACTAGTGAAATCAGGATGGTTGCTGTTGCCACTTCTAAGGCTAGCAATAATCGATCTTTCCTTTGTCTCGCGGATTGCTCTTTTTTCAGCTGTTTGAGGTCTTTTATCATTTGACAGCTTCCATGTGCGGGCACGCTGTCAGCTGTTGGCTTTCAGCGATGATAGTAGTTGGGCACGCTGTTAAGCTCATGCCAGCCTGGAACGGTTCGGGCATAAAAAAACCCACTGACCGTGAAGCCAGTGGGTTCTTGGTTAAGGACTTAAGCTGCTGCGCTGAAGTCCATTGATGCTGCTTCTGATCGCTGCTTGACTACGTTCTTGTCGTCTAGCGATTCGATGATCTCTGTCATTGAGCACTGTGCATCGTAGAAGCTCATAGATTGATGCGTCTGCACCCATTCACCGTCTACTTCTTCTGACTGCGCAAAGTAGAACAGAGGCTGTATGTCGTCGAGGTATGACATCTGCGCACCGAGCCATGTCTGTACGTTGTTGAGCGTCATGAAGTCGTCGTCAACGAATTGATTGACGTTTTCTGTCTCGCTGCTGACGCCTGTCTGTTCTGCTACGTCTTGGCTGAAGTCGATGCCGTTGGCAAAGTCTTCTGCTGAGTTAGCTACAACTAGACGTCGTGCGTTCCAACATACTTGGTTCATTACGTTTTGCACAAAGCTAAGCATTAGCTCTGGCTTGACGATGGGGTCTGTGCCCCTGACGCCTGTTGCTTTCTCTGCTTTGGCGGCTTCTAGACGCTCGCGAGACAGCTGAAGGTATGCAAGAGCGATGCGATTTGCTGGGTTCTTGTGATCCTGTGCTTCTACGACACGCGCTGCTTTACCTGTTGATGAGGAGTTTTGCTCTGCTAGCTTGCTGATTGCTTGTTCGATGAATGAATTATTCACTGATGGTGTCTCCGTTGAATTGGCTGTTGAATTGGTCGTTGATGAGTTGTTCATTGGTTAATTCTCCATTGTTATTGGTTGGTTGGTCTTGCTCGGTTTCACTATCTAATACCCATGACCAGTGGTCAGTGTTTAACGAATGCATATACATAAGGCTTATCCTCTGTAGTTATTAACATCGATGATAGTTTGAAGTTCTTCCATCTCTTCTATTTGGTCTAGTGAATCGTCAATGCCAAGCATCGTGATTGCCATAACACCAAGAATAGCGTCTGAAGGGTTTTCTTTTAGGTGGTTCCACACTTTGATTAGTGTTGGTTTAGCTGAGGTTACTGCTTGCAATGCTGTTTGTTTGAACATGGTTAAATATCCTTTGTTGGTGGTTCACGGTTAATGCTTACAGGCGACGAGGAACGAGGAGCCTATTCGTCTGGAAATGAGTTATTCCAACATACTGGGCATAGATAGAATGAGGTCTTCTTAGCCATGATTATCTCTCGTTCTTCCGGGGTGAATTGGTCTCTAGCGAATACATTCTGAATCACATCATTTGAGTTGAGATACTTATTTAGTGTTTCAGTTGGTACAGATAACTGGTCTGTGCGAGTGCATAGCTGACAGTTAGCAGTGATAGTAGTTAGAGGTTCTTTGTCCACGGTTAGTGTCCTTTGTTAGCTGTTAATTTATACAGTAAATCGTGAAATGTGTGCAGCAAACAGGGGTGTGTGCAGCAATGTGTGCAGGCATGTGTGCAGGCAAAATCGAGCTACAGGCCGCATAAACATTGATGTGTGCAGTGTGTTCGTCTATTTCTTCTTCTAAGTTCAAAAGGAAATGTTTTTTAAAAATACAAAATGTATATATATTAAGTGTGAAAAAGGGTGAACACACTGAACACACTGAACACATTGATGTAATTGTTAAGTAAATCAATGAGTTGTAATGTGTGCAGGGAAAGCTCTGTTTGCTGCACACATTTGAGTTAGCTGCACACATCCCGTGGGGGCGATGACCGAGGCCCGTGGGCCGAGGACAGCGGCTAAATGACCCTTATCCACGCTCAAGTAACAACGCTAAGGTAAGGACGATGTCGCTGAACAGTAAGAACGTACCTAGGACGATTAATCCTTGTTGGTTGCGCTTGGCCGTTATTCTTGCTGCGATCTTAAAGGTCTCCCAATTTGAGTGAGAGTAGTTGTGCTTGGCAGCTGTTTCTTTTACTTCTTTAAAGTCAGTGATAAATGACATTGTTAATGCTCCGTTGTGTGGGGATTGCTAATGCTGGGGGCTACCGTTCTATGTTAGTGGTTACTTACCACCAGAGAGTGCCACATATTAGGTAGACGAAGAACAGACCATAAAGGCCACATAAGACAACACCTGTAAGGTCAGCGATGATTGATTCGAATGATTTCTTTTTCATGGTTAGTAGTCCTTGATGAGAGCGTATATGTCGAAGATAAAGATGGGGAGCAGAAGGCCAGTAGCGATGAGTTCACCGGGTGTTGCGTAAGATATTTGTTCTTGAATAAAGGCGAGTATGAGCATGATATTGATCCTTTGTTAATTGATATAAGTTGTTACACAAACAATGCTAACCACGAACGAGGAACTCGTGAGTGCTGGGGGGTTACTGAGAGACAAGGTTCCTAAAAGCAAAAACGAAACAAGGTTCCAAATCGGAAATCGGGGGGAGGGGGTCGGTTAATAACGGAAGGGGGAGATAGTGAGTGAGTGATTCTGAAAGTAAAACCAAATTTTTTTTTATAAAATTTTTTCTAGTAAAAATAGCCCCGCGCAGTACGATAACTTGCTAATAAACCAGCAAAACAAGTAAGATGCCCCGCATGAAAGACAAGACGCAGTACTGCAAAATATGCGAGAAGACGAAGCCGCTGCCAGAGTTCGGTATTCGTAGCGAAACTTCGTTTAAACGAAAAGTGTGTTATGAGTGCGTAGAACTTCAAAGGCGCAGCCGAGTTAGCGCCAGCTACGAATCGTTTCTACATCATCTCTGGGTAAGGACAAAAAACAGAGTCTCTAGGAAAGATGCCCCTGTAAATGAGTTCTCTATAACCGAAGACCACCTAAAAAACCTATGGACCGAGAACGATGGCCGTTGTGCGCTGTCCGGTGTCCACATGACACACCACAGTGACGGGGGCGGGCGTAAAGATTTAAATGCGTCCGTAGACCGTATAGACTCCGAAAAAGGCTATATCCCGGGTAACGTACAGTTGGTATGTACTAGGGTTAATCTGATGCGCCACAGCTTAAGTACAAGTGACTTCTACTGGTGGGTAAAAACGATTCACGACCATTCTTGTGATTAAGTATAAGTTAGGCTAATATTCGCCCATGAGCAGTAGACAGATGGTAGGCGTCAAAGGCTTCGACGAAGCGTTAATTGGCACGGGGTTACGCTCAAACGACCGTGAAGTCCTAGTATATGACGGTTACAGAGCACAATGGATACTGTCTCAGCTCGGGTATGAAGGGATAACCTTAGTAGACTATCTGCATATGCTAGGTATAGATGAACTTGGGCCAGAGGCCCCTATTTTCGTGTTTCTGGACGACGGAGTACTTGATGAGTCTGAACAAACAAGAGACAGAGTTATCCACTGACCTTGTTAGCTCACATACAGAGTTCCAGTCTCAACTGCCTTATATGGGGCTGCAGCTAAACGAGCTGACAGTCCAGCAAGAAAAACTCGTATCCCTAATTGTCAGCGGTATGAGTATAGCTGCTGCAGGACGCGGAGCTGGGTATTCTAGCTATCAAACTGCTCTAGATGCAGCAAAAAGACCCGCCGTTAAGAAGGCAATTGAGTATTTTCGCGAACAAATGCGCGAAGAAGTGCATTTTGAGGTAGAAAATGCGCACATGATGTACATGGAAGCGTATAATGCCTCTGCAACAGCCACCGAAATGAAGAATACTGTAGATTCTTTGGTGAAATTGCACGGTTTGGCCTCAAATAGCGATACTCCGCAGGTAAATATCAACATAAACACGGGCGCTAAGCAGCTAGAGCGCATGACCGATGAAGAATTGTTGAAGATTGCCGGTAAAAATGACGACTATTTGGAGCCAGCTACCACTTGAGCGATGAAATAGTCACCAGACGGTGCAAAAGGTGCAAGGAAGAACGCCCAGAAACCTTGTACTCTGAAGAAATAGACGGGTTATGCGTCTACTGCAAAGCAGACGATGCAGAAAACGTGCCCGTCGAAGAGCCTGCGGAGGCTGAAGAGTCCGTAGAAGACAAGGCTAGGGCGGAACTCGCACTGCGGTTCCTCACTAGAAAGCGGCTATTGCCGTTCGTTGAGAGGTTTAACCCTGATTACAATGCCGGATGGGTACACAAAGACATCTGCCGCCGCCTTGAGCAGTTCAGTCAAGACGTTGTGGACAAGAAGTCGCCACGCCTCATGCTTTTTATGCCGCCTCGGCACGGTAAGTCTACGCTCGCGTCAATTGCATTCCCCGCTTGGCACCTTGGGCGGAACCCCGACCACGAGTTTATCAGCTGTTCATACTCTGGCTCGCTCGCTATGGGGTTTTCTAGGAAAGTGCGCCAGCTACTTCGTGAGCCTTCTTACAAAACTGCTTTCAAAACTAGACTCGACCCTGATTCGCAGTCTGCTGAGGCTTGGCTGACAGCAAACGGTGGAGGCTTCGTAGCAGCCGGTGTGGGCGGTGGTATCACGGGTAAGGGTGCGCATATCCTTGTAATCGATGACCCCGTTAAAAACCGGGACGATGCGGAGAGTCAGAACAACAGAGACAGTAACTGGGATTGGTATACGTCAACGGCGTACACCCGCCTAGCCCCAGGAGGGGGCGTGCTGGTTATTCTTACCCGTTGGCATGACGATGACCTAGCGGGTCGTCTGCTAAGTGCGGGTAAAGAAGGCGGCGATGAGTGGGAAGTTGTTAGCTACCCAGCAATAGCCGAAGAGGACGAAGAATTCAGAGCAGCTGGAGAAGCGCTGCATAGAGAACGGTATGACGAGAAAGCGCTAGAGCGGATACGAAACGCGGTAGGCCCCAGAGACTGGGCAGCACTGTTTCAGCAGAACCCAGTTGCAGACGATGGTGACTACTTCAACCGCGACATGGTGCAGTATTACGACGAGGACTCGATAGATTTAGATCGGTTACGTTATTACTGCGCATGGGACTTGGCGATTGGTAAGAATGACCGCAACGACTACTCAGTCGGGATGGTAGTAGGCGTAGACGAATACGATAGGCTATACGTCGTTGACGTAGTCAGAGGCCGATTCGACGGTTTTGAGCTGGTAGAGCAGATACTAGACCTATACGAGACGTGGCACCCTTCGATAATTGGCATCGAGAAAGGGCACATAGAAATGGCCCTAGGCCCGTTCTTGGAGAAAAGGGTTCGCGAGCGCGGGCTGTACGAAGCGTATTTTAAAGATTTGAAGACGGGACGACGTGATAAAGAAGCGCGTGCCAGAGCAATACAAGGCCGAATGCAGCAGGGTATGGTATTCCTGCCTAAGAACGAAGTGTTCACTGGGCCTTTGGTAGCAGAGCTATTAAGGTTCCCCAACGGGGTACACGATGACCAAGTGGACGCATTAGCGTGGCTAGGTCTTATGATGACGGAGTTCGCAGCTTTCCAGCCTACTCCCGTCAGCCGTGAGTCAACTTGGAGAGACCGCCTAGATGGCTTTCTAAAAGAACCGCGTATTAAATCATCAATGAGTGCATAGTTATGAAAAAGGCAGATCGTTTAAGCGTAGAAGAGCAAAACGACATAGCGTCAAGCCAGTGGGATCGTTACGTTCGCGCTCGTGACAACGGCCATCTTGAATACATCTACATGGCTAAGAAGTGCGATTCTTACTACCGTGGCGAGCAGTGGGATGATTCAGATGTAGATGCACTGGAAGCCGAGGGCCGACCTGCCCTGACGATCAACACCATTCTGCCGACAGTTAATACTGTCCTCGGAGAGCAGTCCACCCGCCGTGCAGATGTGCAGTTTAAACCACGCCGTGGCGGCGAAGCTGAAGTTGCCCATACTCTAACAAAGCTGTACATGCAGATCGCTGATAACAATAAGCTGGACTGGGTAGAGCAGAACGTATTCAGCGACGGTCTTATTATGGACGGACGCGGTTACTTCGATGTTCGTATGGACTTCAGCGACCATGTAGAGGGCGAAGTACGAATTACCGCCAAAGATCCTCTGGACATCCTTATAGACCCAGATGCTAAGGAGTACGACCCTAAGACTTGGAACGAGATCTTCGAGACTAAGTGGATGACGCTCGACGAGATCGAAGAGTTGTACGGTAAGAAAAAAGCAGAGCAGCTGCGATTTATTGCCGAGAACGGTAATAGCTTCGGGCGTGACTCAGTGGAATACGAAGAGAATCGCTTTGGGGACATAGAGGCAGACGCTGACTATCTAGGCGCGGGTATCCCCGGCGAGAGTGAGTATCGCAACGTTAAAGCTCTACGGGTGATTGAGCGGCAGCACCGCCGCATGCACCGCGTAGACTGCTTTGTAGACCCAGACACCGGCGACCAGCGCGACGTGCCGGAAGATTGGTCAGACGGAAAGGCTAAGAAGTTCGCTAAGAAGTACAACCTTAGCCTCATTTCTAAGGTGAAGCGAAAAGTCCGCTGGACAGTTACATGCGACAAGATCGTCCTCCACGACGACTGGTCTCCGTACAGCAGCTTCACGATTGTTCCGTTCTTTGCATACTTCCGACGCGGAAAGCCGTTCGGCATGGTGCGTAACCTGCTGTCTCCACAAGAGCAGCTGAACAAGATCGCCAGCCAAGAGCTGCATATTGTTAACACCACAGCTAACAGCGGCTGGATGGTAGAAAGCGGCTCTTTAGTAGGTATGACGGCTGATGACCTTGAAGAGCACGGCGCTCAAACAGGCTTAGTAGTAGAATACAACCGTGGTTCTAATCCGCCGCAGAAGATTCAACCGAACCAGATTCCTACTGGCCTTGATCGTATAGCTCAGAAGGCAGCGCTGAATATTAAGACCATCAGCGGTATTAACGACTCGATGCTTGGTACGGACAGTGCGGAAGTATCAGGTATAGCTATCCAAGCCAAGCAGAATCGCGGCGCTGTAATGATTCAGGTTCCGCTGGATAACCTGCGGAAAGCTCGCCACTATTTGGCAGAGAAGATCTTGGAGTGCATCCAGACCTTTTACACTGAGCAGCGTATTATTCAGGTGACTAACGAGGACGACCCCACACGCCCCCGTGAGCCTATGGTGGTTAACCAGATGACTCCCGAAGGCCGCATCATCAATGACCTCACGTTAGGTGAGTATGACGTGGTCATCGCTACAGCACCTGCTCGTGACAGCTTTGATGAGACGCAGTTCGCAGAGGCGCTTAACTTACGTCAGGTCGGCGTTAACATCCCAGATGACGCAATTATTGAGTACAGCCACCTCGCTCGTAAAGGAGAGCTGGCTAAGCGCATTCGCATGCTCACAGGCGTCGAGCAGTCTCCAGAGCAGCAAGAGATGGCCGCTGTACAGGCACAGATGGCTATGCAGCAGCTGCAGCTTGAGATTGCTAAGCTCGAAGCTGAGGTTAGAAAGACACAGTCTGAAGCAGCTGTTAACATCGCTAAGGTGCAGGACGTTGCCGAGGTCAATCCTCAGATGCGTATGGCAGAACTGCAGTCTAAGCTGTCAATCAAAGAGCAGGAGCTTGCGTTACGTCGCGAGCTTGCTGACCTCACTAATAGAACCCGCACTTCTCAGTCTGAGACTAGCGCGGCTACCAGAATTGCTGCTACAGCAATGCAGACAGCTGCAAAACAGCAGCAACCAAAGCAAGTCGATATACCTAATATGCGACCGCCAGTTAACCAATAGGAGATTGTTATGTCAGAAGATTCTAATGATAAGATTCAGTTTGATGCTATGCCCGGCGCTGACACGATTGAGCAGGCAGAAAACCTAGATATGAACTTTGGTCTAGGCGAAGAGCCTGCTGAAGTAGAAGCAGAAGCTGCTCCAGAAGTAGAAGCAGACTCTGATGCAGAGGTAGAAGCAGAGACTGAGGTAGAGGCGGAAGCCGAAGCCGAAGCTGAGGCAGAAACTGAAGTAGAGGCGGAAGCAGAAGAGCAACCTGCCCTTGACGATGAGCCTGAAGTTGCACAAGATGAAGCTGAGCCTGCTGAAGCACCCGCTAAAAAGCAGATGGTGCCGAAGTCACGTCTAGACGAAGTTCTGGCTAAGCAGAAAGCTTTGCAGAAGCAGCTAGACGATATGAAGGCCGCTCAAACTTTAGCAGAAGAGGCCCCAAGCGAATATGACTTCGCAGAGAAAGAGGTCGAGTATCAAAACTTGGTACTGGACGGAGAGTCGCAAAAAGCGGCAGCACTACGGGCGGAAATTAGAGCAGCGGAAAGAACGCAACTCGAATACGAAATGACCCAAAAGATGACAAAGACCGTCAGCGAGAATCAACAGCTGACGGCTTTGCAACAGGCCGCTTCTGAGCTTGAAGCCAGTTTCCCTGTGTTTGATCAAGGCAGCTCTGATTACAACGCCGAGTACACACAAGAAGTTATAGAGTTGCGGGATGCCTTTATACTTAAAGGCGAAAACGCCGTTGCCGCTCTATCTAAAGCCGCTAAGTTTGTAGTACGTGAGTACGGTTTGGATAACGAGGTAGCGCCCTCTTTATCGACTAAACCAACTAAGACTATCGACGAAGTAGCTAAAAAGAGAGCTGAGGTCAGCAAAAAGCTAAAAGCAGCAGACGCACAGCCGCCAGAGCTGCCCGGCGAAAGTTCGGCTAACCGCGGCGAACGTCCGTTAGATGTCAGCAACATGACCGAAGACGAATTTAATGCACTTCCAGAAGCTACGTTACGCCGCTTAAGAGGAGACGTGGTATAAAATGCCTAGAAATTACCGCAGTGAATACGATAATTACCAAGGCACGGCAGAGCAAAAGAAGCGCCGTGCTAAACGTAATGCCGCTAGGAGAGCAATGACTGCTGCTGGTAAGACTAAAAAAGGCGATGGAAAAGACGTTAACCATAAAAAGCCGCTCTCAAAGGGCGGCGGCAATGGCAGTAAAAATTTAAATGTGGTGTCTGCTAAAAAGAATAGGTCTTTTAAGCGCACACGCACAGCGAAGATGAAGTAGGAGCTTGTTATGCCCGTAAAAAAAGACCCCAGATTAGCCAGAGCAGGCGTCTCCGGTTATAACAAGCCTAAGAAAACCCCTTCCCACCCGAAGAAGTCACATGTGGTGGTCGCCAAGGAAGGCGATAAAGTTAAAACTATTCGTTTTGGTGAACAAGGCGCGTCTACTGCCGGTAAACCTAAAGCTGGTGAGTCTGCCCGCATGAAAGCAAAGCGCAAATCGTTTAAAGCTCGACACGGTAAGAACATTGCCAAGGGCAAGATGAGCGCGGCTTACTGGGCCGATAAGGTCAAATGGTAATAGAAACAAGGAGTTAGCTATGAAGGACTTAGACTATTCTATGGTTGATGTGGCGCTCTCTGTACTAAAGTACTCAAAAGGACGTTGGACGCCGGAAGAGGTTTTGACATTCTCGTACACTTTAGAGACTATTAATTTAGACGACGAAGATACAGGTAAACCCCAGCTTTTTAGCCTAAAAGGCGGCAAGCAAACAGAGGAATGACGGTTATGATGAAGACTTGTAAAGGATGTCCAACCCCCGCAAAGTGCAAAGCAGCTGGTAAGTGTATGGGTAAAACGCGCGCTAAGCCTAAAGCCAAAGCCAAAGCCAAACCTAAGTCGAAGCGCGGTATGTACTAGTGGCTAGGACTGACGAGGCTAAATGGAAACGCATCGTCGCAAGTGTTAAGGCAGGATCGAAAGGCGGTAAATCAGGCCAATGGAGCGCTAGGAAAGCGCAGCTTGCAACCCAGCGCTACAAGAGTGCTGGGGGCGGGTACAGTGGGCCTAAAACCAAAGCCCAGAAGTCTTTATCTAAGTGGACTAAAGAGGACTGGGGCACGAAGTCAGGTAAGCCGTCTACCCAAGGCAAGAAAGCCACGGGGGAAAGGTATCTACCCAAGAAGGCTAGGCAGTCGCTTAGCTCTAAAGAATATTCAGCTACTAGCCGTAAGAAACGTGCCGATACTAAGGCTGGTAAGCAGTTTTCTAAGCAACCCAAGAAAATAGCTAAGAAGACAGCAAGATATAGATAAACCTTGCGTCTTTTTATTAGGGGCGCTAATATACAGTTTACATTCGTCCGTTAGAACGACATCTAGCCGTGCCGTACACGTAAAAACCGTATCTCACCCCGCCTGCACAAGGCGTAAAACTTGCCGAGGTCGCGCCTCGTAAATAAGCGCTAAGTCGTTGCCTTCACGATACGAAGGAACGGGTTAGCCGCTCCTAAAGTCGGCTACTAGCGGGCACTTGTGCCCATAAATTGTACGCATATTTTAAATTCTTTGGAGGCCTATCATGGCTAATACCAATTTTGCGTCGTTGACTTCCGAGCAGTTAACCGCGTGGAGTCGCGACTTCTGGCGTGTTGCCCGCAACATGTCTTTCGTTAATCAATTTGCTGGAACTGGCTCAAACGCTATGGTTCAGCGAGTTACTGAGCTAACCAAGTCTGACAAAGGCGCTCGAGCGGTTATCACGCTTCTCGCTGACATGACTGGTGACGGTATCACTGGTGACTTCACTCTGGAAGGTAATGAAGAAGCGCTTCGCGCCTACGACATTACTGTAGAGCTTGACCAGTTGCGTTTTGCTAACCGCATTGCGGGCCGTATGGCTGACCAAAAGTCTGTAGTTAACTTCCGTGAGACATCACGCGACGCTCTTGCTTATGCAATGGCTGACCGTATGGATCAGCTGGCGTTCTTGACGCTAGCGGGTGTTGCTTACACTCACAAGACTAACGGTGCTCTGCGTCCTACATCTGCAACTGCTGGTCACGAGCTTGTTGACCTCGAGTTCGCATCAGATGTAGCAGCTCCTAGCTCTGCTCGTCACCTTCGCACAGACGGCGATGACATCGTTACTGGTGATACTACTGCTCTTGTTGCTACTGACAAGATCAAGTACCGCCACATCGTAGACCTCAAGGCTTACGCTAAGGATAACTACATCCGTGGTATTCGCGGTGCAGGTAACGACGAGGTATTCCACCTCTTCGTAACTCCTCAGCAGATGGCTGATCTGAAGCTAGACTCAGACTTCCTTGCAAACGTCCGCAACGCAGGCGTTCGCGGTAGCTCTAACCAGCTGTTCGCGGGTTCTTCTAGCCTGATGGTCGATGGAGTCATGGTTCACGAGTTCCGTCACGTATTCAGCACTGAAGGCGCTACCACTGGTACTTCTGCTGAAGCAGGCGATCCCGGCTACAAGTGGGGTGCTGACGCTGACGTAGTTGGTGCACGCGCTCTGTTCTGCGGCGCTCAAGCTCTTGCAATGGCTGACATCGGTATGCCTGAAGTTGTCGAAGATACTTTCGACTATGGTAACCAGTCTGGTATCAGCATCGGTAAGATCTTTGGTCTCCGTAAGCCTAAGTACAACAGCGATTACAACGGTTCTGTACAGGACTTCGGTGTTATCGCTCTTGATACTGCACAGTAGTAAGTAAGCTCAGATCCCCTCTCCATACCGGAGGGGGGATCTTTTTAACGGAGTTAACATGAGAATAGTGTCTGGAAAAGACTTACGGATAGCCACCTTGTCTGGAGCGGTTGTTTTACTAAAGGCCGATGAGCCACGAACCGTGTCTAAAACTATAGGCGCTATAGCCCTTCAAATGGGTGCTAGACAGGTAGAAGACATAGAGGGCGTTGTAGAGAAAGCTCCTCTAGAGATTCAAATTACAGAAACAATTACAGACGTAGACACTCTGGTCGTTGAACCAGAAGAAACTACGGATGTTATAGACTTAGAGTTAATCTCTGCCCTCGAGCGGCTAATAGCGGCGGGTAATCCGCAAGATTTTAAGTCAGACGGGTCCCCAAAAGCTGCTGTAGTTAACAGGGCTGTTGGCAGGACAGTACGTTCTGACGAACGCGAGCAAGCTTGGGAAATAGCCCTTAACGCATAGCGAGGCAATTCATGTCAGTTACAGTACAAAGCGTTATAGACCGTGTTCAGACAACCTTACAAGACACCACAGGCGTGCGTTGGCCTGTAGTCGGAGAGTTAGTGTTGTGGGTCAACGATGCCCAACGCGAAATAACATTACTAAAACCTGACGCTGCCGCTAAAAACACCACTATTACGCTAGCTACCGGCACCAAACAAGATATTCCTAGCGACGGCAACCGGCTGTTACGAGTCGTGCGTAACATGTCAGCAGCGTCAGGCGGTGTTGGCAAACGATCTGTTCGTATAGTGTCAAGAGAAGTACTAGACGCACAGACTCCTGACTGGCATGACCCAACGGTAACTGGCGACGCAGCTCACACTAGCGTAATCAAGCACTATGTATACGACGAAAGTAACCCCCGTAATTTTTATGTCTACCCTGGAGTTAGCGGCTCAGCCTACTTAGAGATTATTTATTCTGCTAATCCGGTTGTTGTAGCCCAAGGTGATAATTTGGGTATACCGGACATTTTTGCGAACGCCGTTATGAACTATGTTCTGTACATGGCATATATGAAAGATGCAGAGTATGCAGGCAACTCACAGCGGGCAGTAAACCACTTCCAGCTATTTACTGCTTCAATAACTGGTAAAGGGCAATTAGACTCAGTAACGTCCCCTAATGTAGAAAACGCCCGTCCTGCCACCATATCTCCAACGGGGTAATCTCCTATGGCAATAGCCTACGAAACATTGCTACCAGAAATAATCCCAATGGTGCCCGGATGCCCCGACACTCTCATCGAAACCAATATTCGTGCGGCAGTAATTGAGCTATGTGAGAAGAGCGGCGTTTATCAGGCCGAACTTGACCCAGTGACAACTGTAGCCAACATATACGAGTATGACTTAGAGCCGCCTTCAGGCACGGTCGTGCACAAGATTATGTGGGCAGTGCATAAAGGCAAAGACTTGGAGCCTATAAGCACTAATCTGTTAGAACAGCGCATCCCTAAGTGGAGAGAAGCTGATAGCGCGGGCACTCCGCAGTACTATGTAAAGCAGACCCAGTCTTCTTTCTGGCTTGTCCCCACACCTGATGTCACACAAGCATCTTCTACTATTGTTAGAGCGCAGCTTAAGCCCACGCACACTTCTACGGCTGTAGATAACGATCTTATAAATGATTACAGGGATACTATAGTTAGTGGCGCTTTGTTTAGGTTGCTACGTCTGCCTAGCAAGGATTGGACGGATTACACAGGCGCTCAGGTATACGGATCTTTGTTTGCTGAAGGAATTCAGACTGCAGAACGCAGGGCTAGACATGCGGACTCAGGAATAGCTAGGAAAGTTAACTATGGTGGACTCTACACCCCCACAAAGCGACGACGCCACAGATACAGATCAGACGTTTAGTAACCCGGTATTTGCCGACATAGAAAATGAATGGCACTGGGTTAAGCAAGGCGTAGAAGATGTACTGAAAGCTGACTCTAATCTTACATTCACACCAGAACATGTGTACGGTGCTTGTAAGGCGGAGCAAGCCGTTTTATGGATGACTGACGAAGGGTTTGTAGTATCCACCGGCGAGACAGACGTTTTTAACGGCGAAAGAACATTTTTAATATGGCTAGCGTGGGCTAAAGAACGTGGTACCAACCTAGCTGTAAAACACCTATCTTTCTTTGAAGAAGTAGCTAAAGCTGCTGGGTTTACAAAGATAGAAACAAGATCGGCTGTACCTAAAGTTATCTCTTATTTAGAGCATACTGGATGGGAGGTCGATACAGTCGTATTTAAGAGGTATCTGTAATGGGTGCTAGACCAAAGTCACAAGATTACCAAGCTTCAGCAGCTGAACAAGCGTCTGCTTCAACCGCTATGGCGGAGTACCAGTACTTCAAACAGAAGTACGACCCCCTGCTACAGCAGATGCGGGACCAGTCCCTCACAACAGACGTGCAGTCCGGTCTCAGAGGGCGTGCAGGCGCTGATACCATGCAAGCGCTTACAGCAGCTCCTTCCTACGCACAGACCCAAAGTGCCACACGAACTGGCGATCTAGCTCAGGCCTATCAAGGGCAGCTAGGCGTTGCTAACGTAGCAGCAAAAGACGTTCAGAATAAAATGCAGACAAACGTGCTCGGTACTGCTCGCGGTCAAGCTGCAGACGCACAAAGCGGTATGGCTCAAGCCTCTCGTTTGGCTACTTCACAGGCACTAACTCGTGCTAGGGCGAACCAAGACGTAGCTCAAGCTAAGATGAGCGCGGCGGGGCAGGTCGCCGGAACAATTTTAGGACAGGGGTTAGATAACATGTCTACTAGGGGCGGCGTAGCATCACCTAATCAGTTTAAAGGCACGTTCTTTACTCCTGTAGATGAGGCTGGCAACAAAATGTCGAGTCCGTCTAGCCGCTTAGGTTTCTCGAAAGTATTCGGAGGGTAGGGTATGTCTAGCCTAGCGTACATGGATACAGAGTCTTTACTAGAGCGTGGTCTAGGTAACACAGCAATGCCAACGAATGCGCTTCCTACAGTTAATAACCCCGATCAGGCTTATGCAAACATAACTCGCCAAGAGTATCTAGACTACATTAAGAACTATCGTGGCTTTGAAGAAAATCTTCTGAATAAAGCCCAGACAGATACTAGTCTTATAGATCAGGCGCGGCAGGATGTAGGCACTGCTCAAGGTTTGGCGGGTGGTATAGCCAGTCGCACTGCTTCTCGCTACGGTGCCGCTCTAACTCCCGCACAAATTCAGCAGCAACAGCTTATGCTGCAGCGGGCAAACACTTTAGGCGGAGTGCAGTCAGTGAACGACGCTCGTATTGCTCAGAGAGAAGCGAATACTGGGCTGCTATCAGACCTTATAAACATAGGCCAAGGCGTTAATCGTTCTTCACAGAGTCAGCTAGGTTCAGCTGCTGGCGACGCTGTATCTCGTCAAAACGCCTTTACCCAAGCTAAAGCAGCGTCTAAGGCCCAAACTTACAGTACATTAGGCAGTTTAGGCTCTATGGCAATCATGGCGCTAGCGTTCTAGGAGACCTTTCATGGCGGCACAAGATTTTGGTAGTGGATTACTGGCCGGGTTCCAAGGCGCGTCAGCTATGGCTCAGCAGCGTCGAGATGAAGCTGCCCGAGATAGGCAGCTGACACAGCGTGATGCTGCTCTCGCGCAACGTAAAACAGAGTTTGATGAAAGCGTAAAACAGTTTGAAAAAACTTACGAAATAAGCGCGGCCCAAGAAGCCCGCGAGCAGTCACTATTTGACATGGGCATGACCCAGCAAGCGGCTAATAATACAATAGCGGAGGCTGCTAATATTGGCTTGTTTAATCCTGCTAGCGGAAATTTTTCTCTTTCTACAGATAGGCTGACCGAACTATTAGGCTCTAAAAATCAGACCGCTAGCAAACTTCTCATAGATGCTGCTAATAGGCAGAACCCGATAGAAGGTTTTAAATTTACGGACTACCAGAGAGCAGAAGACGGGTCTATCGTAGTCACTGGAGAATATGAGGACGGGTCACCCGGTGTTCTTACCGAGGACGGCAGTTCTGACCCGACCTCTAGGGTTGCTACTTTTACCCCAGCCCAAGCAGCTTCTTTAGTCAGTGACGATTTTATAAATGTGACTAACGCCAGCTCTATATTATCTGGGCAGAGAGGCGTGGCTTTTTTAGCCTTTAGCGGAGCAAACTCTGCTGATATAGCTCAAGCCGAAAGAGTAAGAACACTACAGGCTAATGTTTTGCCTGCTATAGACTCTAGCGGCGACGTTGGGCTTTCTAGGCAGTTCCGATCTGTTTTGGCGGATGCTGGATCTAGCGAAGAGAAAATAGCTATCCTTGAAGACCAAGCGACTTCGCTCGGCATAGAGCTGCCTAAGATACAAGCGGAAGGCGAGCTTGTAGAGTACGAACCGTTTTCAGCGGAGTTAGATAGCGACGTGCTTAGCAAACCAGCGGAAGACGCGTCTCTTAAATCTAGAAACAGAATGCTACGCCGGATACCCCTCCTAGATAAGGAGATAAATGAAGCCCGGACAAAGTTTGACGCTGCTACGTCAGAGGAAGAAAAAGACGAGATTATGCTCAAGCTCGATAACTTGTCTAGGAGAAGGAAAGATATAATAGACACCCAAAACAACGTGAGTCTAGAAGCCGTTTCCGCAGAGATAAAAGACCTAAAAGCGAAACAGAACAAAGCGTATCTGCCTGAGCTTAAAGAGCGCTATCAATCGCAGATAGACGAAAGGATGCCTGTTAAGACTCAGCTGGAGGAGGCTTTAGGTTTACGAACTCAAGTAATGGGGACTCAGGAGTACAAGAGCCTAGAGGAGCAAGTTTTCACTCGCTTAGACGCCATGACCCCAGAACAAGTGGACGAAGCAGTAGACAATGGCGACCTTACTTTTACTCCTGAACAGATAGGCGTTATGCGCCAGCGTTTGCAAGAATCAAACATTACTTCTGTGCAGCAGATTAGTGAGCTGCCGTCTAATGAGCAGTTAGCTTACCGAGCTTTACTAGCTGTCATAGCCCCAGATCAGACTGCTAGAGATCAGGCGCGGGCTGAAATGAGTAACCTCAAAGAGACTGGCACTCTCAGTTTGTCTGCGCAAGAAGCTGGTGAACAGGGGATAAATCAGACTAATGCGCTTACTAACCTACGAAATTCTATATCTAGGCAGCGTGAGCTTGAAAGAAATCTAAACAATGACCAGCGGGCTAGAGTAGACAAGGCTGCTGAAGAAGCTACAAAGTTTGGCGAGGAAACTGTAGATACTTTCTTTGGCGAAGAGAGTGATGGACTTACTGCTAGATCTGCTAGGAAATACACTACGACAATATTGCCTAGGATTATGACTAGAGCTTCAAGCGCAGCATTACCTGAAGAGCAACAAATTTACCAAGCTGCTATTAACCAAGGCGTCAGCTTAGCTGTGGCTGGGTATGCTGCAGAAGAGGAAGGTGGATTCTCTGAAACTTTATACAGTTTCTTCCGTATAGATGCAGAGGATGTAGTCTCGTCTACCGATTTTGATCTAAGCCGCGTAGGTGTAGATATGAGGGGCGGTAGGCCTGCAACGTTCTACTATACCGGGCCTGATGGTCGTATAGCCGATCAGCGAATACGAGCTACTGCTTTACGTAACCTTGATGATAATCTGTACAACATTGTAGCAGAAGCGGCTCAAAAAAATGTTGAAGCAGCTAGGTCTAGAAGGTAAACGTTCTAACTGAGAAAACTAAATGGCTAACGATCCTATTAAACAGTTTCTTCAGGTAGACACGTCGGAAGAAGTTAACCCTGTAAATGCAGTTACTGGTACTACAGAAGCGGGCGCACCAGCTGTTGTCGGACTCGGGGAAACCTTCTCACGCGGTTTACAGGCGGGTGCGGAAGGTTTGTCTGCCGACGTTGAGTATTTCAAAGGTCTTTTTAATCTCACAGTCGGTAACCAAGAAGCCGCCGAAGATAATATACGTTCGGCGCAACAAAGGGAAAATCTTGCCGCCGCAGCCACTACAGGCATGCAAAGCTTTGAAGACTTCCTCGAAGAGCCTTCCGTAGACGGATTCCTAAGCCAAGTAGCTAAATTTACCGGACAGACTTCTGTCTCTGCTATTACTTCTATAGCAGGTGGTGGCATAGGCGGCGTTATAGGCAAGGCTGTAGGTAAAAAAGTAGCTTCCAAAGCCGCTCAGCGTATCGCCAAAGACTCATTAGAACGAACAGCGAAAGGCGTAGCAACGCCCGACGAACGCCTTATTGCCCAGATGTCGTACGACTACGCAAAACGTGGCGCTCTGTCAGGCGCGTTCGGTGCAGAGTATGTGCCAGCAGCGGCTGGCGGGCTTAGAGAGGCTGTAGAGTCAGACCAAGAACTTGGGGCAGATACAGCTTTAAGGTCTTTCTTGGTTGGTGCTCCTATAGCGGCGGTTGGTACGCTTGGTGAAGCGGCTATACTAAAAGCGTTTGGAAACGTAGCGGCAAAACGCGCTGTAAAAGATGGAGATATATTCTCTACTCTTGCTAAGGATATAACTACTACTGCCGGTAGAAGTGCAGCGATTGAAGGCACCACTGAGGTTGTACAGGAAGGTATAGCCATAGCCAACCGTGCTTCTATGGACGACTCGTTTACAGCACAAGAAGCTGCCTTAAGGTTAGGCGAAGCAGCGTTTGCAGGGTTCTTTAGCGGCGGCGCTCTAGGTGCTGCAGGCGGAGCCGCAGGCAACGTTATATCTCGTAGGGAAGATATAGCAGAAGGCACGGGTAATCTGGCGGCTAACGTAGTAGATAAAGCTAGACGCCTACTAGACCAAGGGCAGACTCAGCAGACTGACTCAGAGATAAACAAAGAGCAGTACGGCGATATGATGTCGGGGATAACAACTCCCGAGTCTCAGGCTGATATTAATGCGCAGCTTAGTGCGATGGTAGATGATACTAGCAACAAAGAAGCTGTCTGGGTCGCCGGTAACGACCCTCAGTATAATGCTAGACCTAATAAGCCGACTGAAATAACAGTGAATGGCAAACTAGCGTTCGCAGCGTTTATTCCGGGCCGTGGCACTATAGTATCTACAAACAGAACAGCGGTAGACCAAGTTATACAAGAAGAGGCGAGTGATCAGTCTCTCGCTTCAGCTTTAGGCTATAGCGCAGCTAAAGATACAACCGCTCCCGGTGATCTAGTGGTGCAGGCGCTAGATGCTAACGGGGCCGTCATCTCAGAAGAAGTTACAAGTAAAGACGGGCTAGAAGCCGCTTTTTCCGCCGCCAATGCTTTGGCTCCGGAAGGTGGGAGCGTACGTCGCACAACTGTAGAGAAAGCGCTAGAAGAGCGCCGTAAAAGAGCTGAACAAGAAGCAGGCCCGACTATCCGTGAGATGGACATAACTGAAGATGACTTCAGTACCACGGTATTTGACGAGACCCAAACTGAGCAAGAGCTAGAAGTAGAACGCGTTGAGTCCTCCCCCTTCGCCCCCAAGCGCGACCCTAATGAGGTCTTCGATAACACTGAGTCTTTAAGAAATGACTATGTAGATGCGTTTGGCCCCACTGATTGGACTGATCCTTTTTACGGGGAGATGTCAGAGTCTTTACTGCGAAAAGCTGTTGATGAGCAGAATGGAAACCCAACTTCCGAAGTCTCTGTAATAAAGGAAGGCAACTCTTATAAAGTAGTGAGAGAAGGGCTACCGGCGGACTCAGAGTTCGACAGTGCGGCTTTTCTAGCGGCGGCAGTTAACAAAGCTAAGCGAAGTAAGTTTGCTCGCGACTCTCGCGTTGTCATAGTGCCTCCTGAAGGGCGGGGCAGGCCTGCTAAAATCAACTTAGTTGATATTACCAATGCCGGTAAACGCCTTCTCCGCATACGTGGCGACGAGACGTTTCAAAGTGGTGCTCCTCTAGAGTCAGCTAGGAAAGGCTTACAAGAAATTTTTGCCGATCTTCAGCTGGAAGGCTACGACGTTCTTATAGATGGACAATCTTTGTTTAGTATACAGGGCGCTTTACCAGACTCACTTAATGTAACTGCAGCACGTATTGGAAATACTGATGTAGGGCTAAAGCAGCTGCTAACATCAGGGCGAACTGTAACTAACGAAACACAGCGCAACGACGGTACTTTTGACCCAGAAACTGACGTAGAAATAGAAACAACGGACATGACAGAGATTGAGCGCATGCAAAGAAGCAGCGCTAATCTCGATATACCACAAACGCGCATTGAGCAAGAAGCTGGCCCTTCTTTTGGCCCGGATCAACGCTCCGGTCGAGCACCCACAACTGGCCCAGCCACAGGCGGCGGGTTAGAAGCTACAGGGTTTACTAACCCTATTGTGAAAGGCGTTATAGACACGTTGGTTAAGGCTGTTAAGTTTGTTAACCCGCCTCGTGTACTAACGTTTGCCCAATTAGACACGGCTACTGATGCTCAGCTACAGGCGGAGTTTTCTGGTAAAGCCTTAGAGTCTGTTATAGAACAGCGCGACAGAATGCGTGCTTCGGAAACTCTAAAAGGCACTTATAACGAGGCCGCAAATGTAGCGGTTATACGAGAGTCTGGTAATGCGTTAAATGATGCAGTTGTTGCAGCGCACGAGCTTGGACATGCTTTGTTCAAGCAGGAGCAAAACGGGGCTTTGGCGCAGCGGGCACTAAGGAATTCGTTACTTAAAGCGTTTAACAGAGATGCTCGCCGTCAGAACTACCTAGATAAATACGGTAATCAGGATCTTGCGTTTGAAGAATGGTACGCTGATAACGTAGCGAAATGGGCTAGCCGTGAGTTTGTAAAACGCAAAGCTGCGTCGCTGACCGACAGACACTTTAAGAAAGTAGCCGATAGCTTGAAAGCCCTCTACAGGACGTTGTCTACTAACGTCCGTAAACGCATGGGTAGAAAACTCCCCCAAGAGTTTGAGCAGTACATGGACGCTGTTACGGGGCGCGTAAAAGAATCAGCGCCTAACGAAGTTCCTTTCAAAGCTAAGCAGCTAGCTGCAGAAGTAACAGAAGTTATCGTTAAGCAGAACGGCGAAGCTCTAGCTTCACACTGGCAGTCTAAGATTTCTGACCTAGCTAAGAACCCTGCGATTCGTCCTATAATGAAGCTAGTAAGAACAGCAGACGGTGTACTGCGCTCTGTAAGCAGGCCTATAGCTGACATGTTTTATGTTAGGTCTCAGGACGCCTCTCAAGAAGGCGGGCTTGGCATGCTAGGCGCGAAGTCTCGTAAGTTAGACGGGCTGCAGAATAAGTTTGAAGATGAGGTAGGCCCTTTATCTGACCCACAAGTACAAGCCGCTTTATTAGAAGCTTCTTCTTCTACTCCTACAGCTGAACTAGAAAATCCGTTGGCTCGAAAAGTTCGTCAGTTTTTAGATCAGTTGTTTGATGACTATATAGAGCCTTCCAACACAAACATAAACCGCCAAGAAAACTACTTCCCAGTAGTTCTTAATCTATTAGAGATAGAGTCTAGGCCTGATGAGTTTGTAGACTTTATAGTTGCTAACCAGCCTGGAATTACTAGAGAAAGGGCTTTAGAAGCTGTGCAGTACTTACGTAAGTATGCAGAGTCGGTGCAAGATAACGCTCCTATTACTATTGATCCTACAGACCCAGCAGCGGCAGTTGAAAGATCTATTATATTAACAAAAGGTATAGACCGTAAGCTCCTTAGTGACGCTGGTTTTTTACAAGAGCCGCAAGACGCTTTTGTTAGCTACATGCGTCATATCGTTAAAAGAGTAGAGTGGAACACGCATACTAAAGACGCTAACGGTAATAGTTTACTTGATGCTGAGTTAGCCAAGCTGTCTGAAGAAGACGCTGAGATTGCTAGGGGCATAATCGGTACTTACTTGGGGTATCAAAGTAAACCGCTTAGTCCACTGTGGCGGAAGATTAATAGCTACGGGCAGTTTTTGCAGTTTGTGACTATTTTACCGTTTGCAACGATAGCTTCTGTACCAGAGCTTGCAGGCCCGATTATTAACTCTAAAGAGCTAAACATGGATACGTTCATGACCGCTTTTAAGCAAATAGGGGCTACTATAAAGAACAGAGCTGAAGCTACTCAGTTTGCAAGAGACTTAGGCGTAATTACTAGTGAAGTAGTGGCTAACGCTTGGGTTACGGAAGCCGAACAAGACTACATGGATACCAAAGTCCGTAAGATGAGCGATCGATTCTTCTCGGTTATTGGATTGAACTTCTTTACGAAGTTCACTAGGGAGTTTGCCGCTGGCATGGGCGTTCAGTTCATTCTTAAGCACGCTAAGAATGAGTTTAATAATCCGCGTTCCGAGCGCTACCTGAAAGAGCTTGGGCTGACAGCCGCTGAAGTAATAGCTTGGGAAAAAGGTGGGCGTAAGCTGACTAGTCCAGAGGGCGTAAAAGTAAAACGCGGGCTACAGAGGTTTGTAGAGTCATCTATTTTGAGGCCAAACGCAGCAGAGCGCCCTCAATGGGCGTCTGACCCGCATTGGGCTTTGGTATGGCAGCTGAAATCGTTCCTGTATGCCTACACCAAAGTTATCACTGGCGGTGTATTCCGAGAGGCGTTAAACCGTCGCAACGAGACTAAGGGTATAGAGCAGCTGACAGCCACAACAGCTGTGTTTTTCCTAACCGCTATAGCCACTATGCCTTTAGCTATGCTTGCGCTGGAGCTTAGGGAGTACGCTAAGTATGGTTTAGCATGGGCTGTCCCCGGACTAGACGCGTCTGATAGGTACTTTAGGTCAGATAGCATGGACTGGGATCAGTATCTAGCCGAAATATTTGATAGATCGGGCTTCGTAGGGCCTTTGGCTATTGGAAACATGGCTCTTCAAAACGCCGAATGGGGCAAAAACCCGATACTACCGATACTTGGGCCTACTGCTGAAACTATAGACGTAATACTTAAGAATGGTTTTGATGTCGGAACTACGCTAAAACAGCGTTTACCTATATAGGAACCCCGATGAAAGAGCTAATAGAGCAGCTAAAACGCCACGAAGGCGTTAAAACTCACGTCTACTTATGTCCAGCTGGCTTTGAGACTATAGGCGTAGGTAGAAATATCTCAGAGTCCGGTCTTGGTCTTACGGAAGATGAGATAGAATACCTGCTAAATAATGATATAAAGCGCTGCAGCCAAGAACTAAGCGATAATTTTAAGTGGTATCTTGAACTAAACCGAGCTAGGCAGTATGCCATGATAAACCTTTGTTTTAACTTAGGTTTACCGACTTTGCTTAAGTTTAAAAATGCTCTTAAAAGCATGGAGGCAGGCCTGTTTGACGAAGCCGCCGATCATTTTTTAGACAGTAGATGGGCTAGGCAAGTTGGAGGCAGGGCTGTAGAGGTCACTTCCACCATTCGCACTGGCAAACTATAAGCTAAACTAATATACTTCTAGCCCAAGTAGGTACTAAATATGGCATACTCAGATACATTAAATCTTGTGACAGGAGATACGCTTCCTGAGCTGACTTTCACCCTGAAAGACAGCAATACAGCGGCTTCTGGGCAGATATTAGACGAGAATAACTCGGATACTTGGGCTGCTGTAGACCTCTCAGGAGCTTCTGTAAAGCTCCGTATCAGAGAGCTTGGTAGCACTACTGTAAAGTCTACCCTTACTTGCGTTATTCCGTCCCCTGCTACCGACGGTAGAGTACAAACTGACTTCCCTGAAGGGACTTTGGATACTGCTGGTATATTTGAGGCGGAGCTGGAGATAACTTTCCCCAGCGGCGGCATCCAGACAGTTAACGATTTAATCAAGCTCAAAGTACGTAGCGACTTCGACTAATGAGCATACGGGCTTTTTTATCTGTATCCCCTAATATCCGCGTTTTTGCGGCTGTTAAGGATGCACGCGTCGCAACTACTGTGTACTTCCGTAACATAGAAGTATCTAATATATACCTTAACAGCATAGTTAAGAACAGATACATACGCGATGACGCTGTTATACCGCTGGAAGAACTAAGTGTAAACTTCAGCAAAACGGTAGGCGACACGTACTCAGTAACTGACACTATTGCAACTGGATTTGCTAAGGTAGCAAGTGACGCAGTAAGTACAACAGACGCGATTGATGTGCTTCTTGTACTTAATAGGCAGTACAGCGACGACGTAGCTGTTTCGGATGTAGCTACGCTTGCGGTCAACAAAGCTGCCGCCGATACAGTAACTATAGATGAAGTTATTCAGATAGCTTCTACTAAGTTGCTATCTGACCTGACTACGGTAGCTGACAGTACTGCTATAGCATTAAGCAAGCCAGCTGAAGACAGCGTTTCAGTAGGCGATACGTTAGCAGTAGCAACGACGTTCTACCGTACGTTTACTGATACTGTAACCGTATCAGAAGCCATAGGTTTTGGGGACACTGAGTTTCCCGTAGACAACATAGGTGTAGCTGACGAGGCTGCTAAGAATTTACAGAAAGTTGCTTCTGATGGTGTGGGGGTTACTGAGTTAATCTCTGTAACCGTAGAAAGCACTAAACTGTCTTCAACGTTAAATGCGAACGCGTTTAACACAACCGCGTTTAATAACTAGGAGTAACCATTATGTTACAAGAAACTTTAACAATGAAAGGCGCTTTGTCCATAGCCATTAACGGCGAAGTGGTTCAAGAAGTTCCTAACTTGGTTGTAACTACAGGTAAGAATTATGTAGCCAGCCGTATGAAAGACACAACACAGGCGGCTATTAGCCACATGGCTATAGGTACTTCTGCTACTGCAGCTGCTGCCGGAGACACCACGTTAGGAACTGAAGAACACCGGAACACTCTTACTTCTACTACAGTAGCTGCTAACGTAGTTACTTATGTAGCAGAGTTTGCAGCGGGTGAAGGCTCCGGCGCTATTGCAGAGGCTGGTTTGTTTAACGCTTCTAGCGGCGGAACTATGCTGTGCAGGACGGTATTTAGCGTTGTTAACAAAAACGCGTCCGACGCGATGACCGTGACTTGGACGGTGACTATTTCCTAAGTAACCGCGTCTGAGAGGCTTACAAAATGGCAGTGAAGTTTAGCAACAACGCGTCTACTACGCTCGCATCTGCGATTAATACTACGGTTACCAGCATTACCGTTACAGATGCGTCTAGTTTTCCTACGCTAGGCGCTGGAGATTACACGTATGTAACGCTTGACGCTGATACTATCCCTGCTTCTAGGGAAGTGGTTAAAGTTACTGCGATTGCTGGTAATGTACTTACTGTAGTCCGTGGGCAAGATGGAACTTCTGCTACTGCATTTGATGCGGGCGTAGCAGTCGAGCTTAGGTTAACTGCCGCGTTGTTAAACGACGCGTCAGATTTTGACAATGAGCGCGTAGATGATCGGGTGAATGCCTTAATCCAGGCTGGCTTAGGTATTACTACGTCCTACGATGACATCAATGGCGAGCTGACAATAGAGTCAGATACCATCGAGGAGTTGTGTAAGAACGGCACTGGCTCAACTATTTTAAAAGGCACTCCGGTTTACCAGACAGGCACTTCTGGTAACTTTATGGAGATAGCTCCGGCTGATGCGTCTAGCGCAGCTACTATGCCAGCAGTAGGGGTATTGGGAGAAGACCTTACAGCAGGTTCTGAGGGCGCTCTAATCTTAATGGGGCGCATCTCTGGCGTAGATACAAGCGCGTTCAGCGAGGGCGATATCATCTACGTTGCCTCTGGCGGCGGTTATACTAACACTCGTCCTACTGGTCAGACTGTATTGGTACAGAACCTCGGTCGAGTAACGAAGGTTGACGCTTCCAATGGCGGTGGTGTGGTCATGGGTTCAGGCAGAGCCAATGACGTACCAAACCTGACAGACGGCAACGTCTTTATCGGTAACGCTTCTGGCACATACGATAAGCGAGCCATCGTTGCAGCGGATGTATCTGATCTTACGGCTACAGCCACAGAGCTGAACTACACAGACGGCGTTACTTCTAGCATTCAAACACAGTTAGACTCCAAGCTCCCTTCCAGTTCTTACACTGCGTCAGATGTCCTAACTAAGATCAAAACAGTAGATGGGTCTGGTTCAGGATTAGACGCTGACCTATTAGATGGTCAACAAGGTAGCTACTACACAGACTACACTGATACAGCTATTGCCAATCTAGTTGATTCCGCTCCTGCAACACTAGACACGCTCAATGAACTTGCGGCTGCGCTTGGTGATGATCCTAACTTTGCTACTACTGTAACAAACAGTATAGCTACTAAAGCTCCACTAGCCTCCCCAACCTTCACAGGCACAGTCACGGCTGATGGTTTGTCTCTTGGTGATGATGACAAGGCTACGTTTGGTAACTCTAACGACCTTGAGATTTATCATGATGGGTCTAATAGTTATATTAGTGATGTAGGCACAGGGTCTTTGCGTATATTAGCGCAAGATTTCAGAGTTAGAACTGCGGACAACGCCGGACAAATAATTACAGGATTTGATGGTGGTCAGGTTAATTTATATTACAACAGCGACCTTAAGTTAGGAACAACCTCCACAGGCATAGACGTTACTGGCACAGTCACTGCTGATAGCTTGACTGTTGGTGCGGTTGCTTATACTGCAACAGACGGAACAGCAGGACAAGTATTAACAACTGATGGCTCTGGTAATGCTACGTTTGCTGATGCGGCAGGTGGCGCAGAACCTACTGTTATAAGCGCAAACACCTCTGCTTCGTCTGGTCAATTTTTGGTAGTAGACACAGCGGGAATTACTATTACTTTACCTGCCTCACCAAGCGTGGGTGACTACGTTATTGTTAAGGACGGCACAGGCGCGGCAGCAAGCTCTTCGTTTACTGTTGCCAGGAACGGCTCTAACATCGCAAGTTCTGCAACTGATCTGACTTTTGATAAGAACTATGCAGAAATCACTATGACCTATGTTGATGCGACTATCGGTTGGAGTGTGTAAATGAGCAATCTGTCAGAGTTACTACCCTCTGGCGGCGGCCAGAATGCGGTGGATTTTGTTGCGTCTGGGACTTTGAGTTCTGGTCAGACTGTTGCTTTGAAGGCTGATGGGACTGTTGAGGCGGTTGCGGAAACTTTTGATGCTACTACTTCTGTAGGCACATCGGTCTCTTTTCACACAAGCATAGGTCGAATTAGTTCGGCTTACGATTCAGACACTGGCAAAATTGTCGTTGCTTATTATGATGGCTCAACTGTACACGTAAAGTGTGTGGTTGGCACTGTATCTGGCTCTACTATCTCTTTTGGCTCTGTCGCTACAGTTTTTGCATCAGGTAGTGTTTGGAATACTATAACTTTTGATTCTAGCAACAATAAAGTTGTTATTGCCTACTCGGGTGCTAGTGGATATCTGAACGCTGTAGTAGGAACTGTATCAGGAACAAGTATTAGTTTTGGAACACCAACAGTCGCGTATAGTTCTAATTCTCAATACTTAACGTCTACGTTTGATTCTGCAAATGGAAAAATTATTTTAGGGTGGCAAAACAGCGGTAGTGGTAATTCGGAGTTTAGGGGTATTGTAGGAACCGTATCTGGCACAGGAATATCCTTTGGAACATCTCTCAATGTATCGTTTTCTGTCGGTGTAAATTGGTGTAATGTAATTTACGAACCAAATTCTGGCCGTATAGTATTTCTTGCTGAAAATTTTTCGTCAGGTACATTTTCTTATTTGTGTACGGTAAGTGGGACAAGCCTAACGTATAACAGTTATGCCGCTATTTCAGCCAACAGAATTCAGAATATTTCTTCTTCCGCAGTTGGAAGCAGCAAAATAGTTTTATCTGGAAAAAACTTAAGCAATTCTTCATACGGAACATCTTTTGTAGGCACTATAAGCGGAACAACAATTTCTTACGGTTCAGGCGTTATTTTTAGCTCTAGCTCTACTACTGACACAGCAACGTCTTATGATTCTGCAATAGATAGAGTTGTAGTTTCTTATAGAGATTCTGGAAGCACAGATGACGGAGAGTTTGTTGTTGGCTCTGTAAGCGGAACTAGCATTTCATTTAGCAGCCCGACAACATTTGATTCTGGAGAGGTAGGGTATGTAAGCTCTACGTTTGATTCAGCTCAGAATAAAATAGTCACTGCATATCAGGATGCAGCAGGGGCGCAAGCAGGAGACGCCGTTGTTATTACAGCAGGATCATTAACATCCAGCTCCGCAGACTTTATAGGCATAACAGCCGGAGCAATCTCTGACACAGCCACAGGCGCGGTCAACGTCTACGGCGGGATTAACGAAGCGCAGACAGGTTTGACCATAGGCTCTGACTACTACGTTCAGGGTGACGGCTCGTTATCTACCACCACCTCAGACGTTAAGGTAGGCCAAGCAATCTCCGCAACCACGATTAACATGATGGACTTAACATGAGTAATCTAAGCGAGCTACTGCCCGCAGGTGGTGGTGGGAAAAACGTCAGCTTCGTAGCGTCTGGCACGATTGGCAGTGGGGTTACTGTCGGGCTTAATAGTGATGGAACTGTTACGGCGGTTGCTAGTGATGCTTCTCCTTCTGAGCTAGGTTCTTTAACTACCTTTAGTACCAGTAATGTCGACAGAGTTACAGCAGCATACGATGTTGCTTCTCAAAAAATAGTAATTGCCTACAGGGATGCTGGAAACTCATCTTACGGTACAGCCATAGTCGGGACAGTCTCTGGAGTTTCTATAACTTTTGGAACTGCTGTTGTTTTTGCTTCCGCAAATGCTGATAATAAAAGCATAGTATATGACGCAAATGCTGAAAAAGTAGTAATAGCTTATCAAGATAGAAGCAACAGTGCTTACGGAACGGGTATAGTAGGCACGGTTAGCGGAACATCAATTAGCTTTGGATCGGCAACTGTATTTGAAACTGCAAATGCAGGTGATATAGGCGCGGCTTATGATTCTACAGCGCAAAAGGTTGTTTTTTCATATGTGGATTATGGTAACTCTTCTTACGGAACAGCGATTGTAGGGACGGTCAGTGGCACAAGTATTAGTTTTGGTTCTGTTACTGTTTTTGAAAGCGCGAGCACTAGTTTTACTTCAGCGGTATATGACCCTGACCAAAACAAAACCATTATAGCCTACAGAGACACCGGCAACTCACAGTACGGTACAGCAATAGTAGGTACAGTGTCTGGCACTTCAATTAGTTTTGGCTCTGCCGCTGTATTTAACACGGGTAGTACAAATTACATACAAACTACATACGACACGGCTAACGACAAAGTCGTGATAGGTTATCAAGATGGCGGAAATAGCGATGCAGCGACAGCCATAGTCGGAACAGTCAGCGGAACAAGTATTACTTTTGGCTCAGCAGCAACTGCAAGCACAGAATTAACTGCGCCTATAGGTATGGCTTTTAACTCAAGTTCTGGAAAAGTAGTTTTTGTATATAGAGACTTTGTTGGTGGCGCGACAAACGGAACATTTAACATAGGAACAGTTTCTGGTACTTCTATTACTTTTGGTAGCAAAGTAGTCTGGACAACAGACGACCCTGACATAAACGCTAAATCTGGCAGTGCAGCGACTTACGATTCTACTTTAGGCAGAGTGGTTATAGTTAACGCGCCAACCATAGCGGGTAATGACAACGGCAAGGCCATTGTTTATAAAGACGAAGAAAGCAACGTCTCCGACTTCATAGGCATCTCAGACGCCGCTATCTCCGACACTGCATCTGGCTCGGTGACAATCAAAGGCGGTATATCTACCAACGTCACAGGGCTCACGCCTAACGAAACATACTACGTTCAGGATGACGGCACACTGTCCACTACAGCCTCAGACGTACTAGCAGGCAAAGCCCTGTCCTCCACTAGCATTAACTTGGATTACACAACATGAGCAATTTAAGCGAATTACTACCTACGGGTGGCGGGGGGAAAAGCGTAGACTTCGTGGCTAGTGGCACGTTAGGGTCTGGGGTTACTGTGGTGCTTAAAACTGATGGGACGGTTGAGGCTGTCGGAACCGGAAGCCCCGGAACAGGCAGTCCTACTACGTTTGCTACAGGTAGTCCCGATTGGATGAAGTCTGCTTACGATTCAGTCAATGATAAAATCGTTATTATTTACGAGGACGATAACAACTCTAGCTATTCAACCGCAATTGTAGGAACAGTAAGCGGATCATCTATTTCTTTTGGAACTTCCGTTGTTTATTCAAGCGGAGCTAGCAACGCAAACGACATAGCTTTTGATGAAAATGCTGAGGCAATGGTTATTCTTTGGAGGGATGGAACTAGCTCTAATCATTGTTCTGCAATTGTAGGCACTGTTAGCGGATCATCTATTTCTTTTGGCACAAAATTAGTAGTAGATAACACCGGAACTACATATCATCAAAACTTAGCGTATGATACTAACGCGCAAAAAATGCTTCTCTTGTGGGCGAAAACCAATGGACAAATGTTCGCTGCTGTCGGAACAGTAAGCGGGACTAGCATTACTAAAGGGACAACAAACCAATGGGATAATGGAGATACTATAGCCGTTGCTTATGATGCAAATGCACAAGCCTCTGCGGTTTTCTTTAGAGACAGCAATAACAGTTACTACGGGTCAAGCCGAGTTCTTACAATTTCAGGAACATCTGTCTCTGCCGGAGGGCTAACCGTTTACGAGTCAGCGGTTGCAAATTCAAACATTGCGGCGTATGACGCAACCGCGCAAAAGGTTGTTGTTTTTTATCGAGATGGTGGTAACTCTTTCTACGGAACTGCTTGCGTAGGCACTATCTCAGGCACGTCTATTTCTTTTGGTACTCCTGTTGCGTTTACTTCCGCCGGAATATCCTACCTAGCACCAAGTTATAACGCACAAGCGCAGAAAATTTTTGTAGCTTTTGACGAAGACCCAAACGATTATTTAGCTTATGTACTTGGCACAGTAAGCGGAACTTCTATTAGTTTTAACGCTTCTACAACAGCTCAGTCAGTTCATGTAAATTTTATATCTACTGTTTACGATTCTTCAAACAGGGCCACCGTAATTTCTTATCAGGACGGTGACTCGGCAGGTGATGACGGCAAGGCTTTGGTTTATCAACACGCCCCGTCAAACTCCGCCGACTTCATAGGCATAACAGACCAAGCCATAGCAGATACAGCCACAGGCGCAGTGATTGTGCAGGGTGGGGTTAGTGAAAATGTTACAGGCTTAACTACTGGCTCTGACTACTACGTCCAAGATAACGGAACTCTCTCAACTACAGTATCCTCTGCCCCTGCGGGCAGGGCTTTATCATCAACCTCAATCCTATTGGAAGGATAATTATGAAAACTATTATTGAAAACGGTACTAACTGCTCCAAGTACCTCTTTGCCGACGACAAGCAAGCCAACATGACAGCAGACCATATCGAAGTGGGCGACCCCGCTAACTTAGACTTTATCATTGGCGACCTGAACTCTGGCAACGCTACTCTGATCGAAGGCGTGACTGAGCCAGACGATTGGTACGGCTGTAAGTACAACTACGTTAATGGTGCTTGGGAGCTTTGCCCTGATTGGGTTGATCCACGCGAAGAAGTAGCTGCCTAGAGTATGAACAGTGACAGCCCCAAAGTTAAACGACAGGTCAGAGATTACGATCAGTATAGTTTGGTTATTACAGATCATCTCTATAGTGGCGTTTGCTACTTGGGGCTACGCCAACATCAGCGAAAGAATAGATGTTAATTCTCAGGAGACTAGAAATCTCAGGGGTAATCAGAACAACTACGTCTTTCCTGATATACGAAAGCTCGAAGAAGAAGTCATACAATTGCAGAAGGATGTGTTGATTCTGCAAACTGATTTAAGATTCCATAAAGAAGACCATCAATGACACATTTGTTCTTGCTCATGGTGTTGGTCAATGGACAAGTTGAGTCATCTGATATGTACTTTTACGACATAAACAGATGTAACTACTTTGCCAATGCAATCGTCAAGGGCAAGGTAGAGAGGACGATTAAGGCAGAACCAAGACAGATAACCCTCGCGGCGTATTGTTTGCCAAGAGTCGCAGACCCTGTAAGCGTGAGGGCATACTGATGGACCCCGTAACAATAGCTGCTTGTATATCCGGTGCTAGTCGTGCCTACAACATGGTTGCCAAGGCAGTAAATGCTGGACGTGAGATAGAGGATACCGCCCAGTACATAGGTAAGTTCTTTGATTCTAAGGAAAAAATCTTAGAAATAGAGAAAGAAAACCAGCACGGCCCTAAATTCCTGCGAGGCTCGTCGGTAGAGGCCCAAGCCTTAGAAATACAGATGGCAAAACACAAGACGCAGCAGATGGAGACTCAGCTCAGAGAAATCATCGTGCTGTACGGGCCGGGCGAAGCTTTTTATAATGAGATGATGAAAACGCGCAGGACGATACGCGCAAAACGCTTAGCGGAAGCTGAAGCACGGGCCACAAACCGACGTTTATTGATTGACGGTGCTTTAATAATGTTAATGGCAGCCGTTACTATAGGCGTTATTGTCGGAATGATAAAGTTAGTAATGTAGAAGGGTAGTGCGATGGATTATCAGGTGATGTTTAACATAGCTATCGCCCTAGCTGGATTTGTTGTCGGGTGGTTAGTTAATCGTGTATTTGCTCTGTTAGACCGGATTGACGCTGATATGAAAGCTATTCCTATGCTTTACGTATCTAAAGACGATTATCGTGAAGACATCCGTGAAGTAAAAGAAATGCTTGGGGCTATATTTAAGCGTCTAGATAACAAGGCTGACAAATGAAACTTGACCCCGTACTACTGAACATGGCCTGCTCGTGGTCAATGAAGGCATATAACGACAAGAACAAGGACGCCATTAAGATAGAGTCAGCACTGACTTCTACCACAGCCTACGTAGTTAAGCGTAAGACCATAGACATTATAGTGTTCCGTGGCACGCAGCAGATAGGCGACTGGGCATTTAACTTGTTTCCTGTGCCTGTACCCTATGTTGGTCGGCTTTGTCATGGTGGATTTGTTGCTGCTCATGCCTCAGTATGGGACGAGATCGAAGAGCATATAGACTACAGTAAGCGTACGCTAATCTGTGGGCACAGTCTGGGTGGGGCGCTAGCAGAGCTGTCTGCGGCCAAGTTAAACGGCAAACACGACAACCTGAGCCTGATTACGTTTGGTAAGCCCAATACGTTCTTCAAAGGGTTCAAACGCCCTTTAAAGCTAGACGACCAGATTTCAGTAGTAAACGGTAGCGATTCCGTGGCTAGGGTACCCCGCCTGTGTTATGGGCCTAGTAAATCGCAAAACATGTTGTACTTTTCTAATGGTGGCGTGGACTACATAAACCCAAGCAAGTACCTTCGTAGGAAGGACAGGGGTATCAAAGACCGCGTTGCAGACCATTTTATGGACGGCTACAAAGAACGACTTAATAAATTTTTAGAGGATCAGAGAAATGGCAAGACTGGCGTTGGTATTTAGCATAGTCCTACTAATGACTTCCTGCACGACTGTTGAGCAGATTCAAGCAAACAAAGAAGTGTATTGTTCTGGCTTGTACAAAGGTATGCGAGCGATAGGCCGCACTGCCCTTTCTGCTACTGCGGGTGTGGTTTTACCTGATGTGTGCGACACCATTGACGAAATAGTAGAAGAGGAAAACGCCGAAGACGGCGTAACCAAAAGCGCTGAATAACCTGTACACATTAGCTAAAATGCTCTTGGTTTTAAAACAGCTATAAACGGGAAAAGACGACATGGCTTATTTTAAGCGCGATAGGTTTAGCGGAATAGCCCCTGCTGTTTCTCCTAGATTGTTAGCTGAGCAGTTCGGTCAGACTGCAGCCAATGTAGACTTTGAAGCAGGCAGGTTAACCCCTATAACTGATAACTCAGCAGTTTACACCCTAAACAGCGGGCTTCAGCGTTCTATTTACTTTTACCGAGATACTAACTGGTTAGAGTGGCCAGAGGATGGGGTAAAAGCTGTCCCCGGACCTATACCCGGAGACACTCTTGATAGGCTGTATTGGACGGGTCAAGACTTTCCGCGCATGGGCACCGCAGCTACTATAGTCAGTGGTGCTAGTGGGTATCCTGCTAACTCTTATAGGCTTGGTGTGCCTGCCCCCGCTAATGCCCCTTCTATAGTTAAAAGCGGTACTGCTGATGAAACGCAGACTCCTGATGACGTAGCTTATGTTTATACGTTTGTTACTGCTTTTGGGGAAGAGGGGCCTCCTAGCCCCGCTAGTGCTGTGCTTGAACGTACAGACACAGAGTCTGTCACGGTTAGTATGCCTTCTGCGGATCATCCGTCTGGTAACTACAACTTCAGTGTGGCGGACGGTGCTTTAAAGCGTATCTACAGGTCTAACACTGGCTCTACTAACACTACTTTTCAGTTTGTTGCAGAGGTGTCTTTTTCGGCTACGTCGTACGTAGACACTACCCCGTCAGCTGGCTTAGGCGAAGTTCTTCCGAGCGAGACTTGGATAGGCCCGCCTGACGATAACACTTCTTTGTACCCAGATGGCCCCTTACAAGGGCTAATTGCTGTTGCTAACGGTACGTTTGCTGGGTTTACTGGAAAACGGTTTTGTTTAAGTGAGCCATATCTGCCTCACGCTTGGCCTATAGGCTATAGAATAACCCTAGAAGAAGACATTGTTGCTATAGGAGCAGTGGCTAACGGCATCATTTGCCTGACAGATGGCGCACCGTACTTTGTAACTGGCACTGAACCTAGTGCAATGACAGCTGTCAGGGTTGATTTAGCCCAAGCTTGTGTCAACGTAAACAGCGTCGTAGACATGGGTGATTATCTTCTTTACGCAAGCCCTGATGGACTATGTGCCGTAACAGGGGGTGATGGCAGCGTTATTACAAAGGGTCTTGTCTCTGTTAAGCAGTGGAACGCTGACTTTAACCCAACTACCTATCGTGCTTTTAAGCACGAAGGAACGTATGTCGCTTTTTGGGATGGCGGCGGTTTTGTGTATGACCCGCGAGCCGAAGAAACTGCCTTGTCTAAGTTAGCAGACAACGAGGATATTCGAGGTGGTTATAGGAACCCCAAAGACGGCGAGGTTTATTTAATCGTAGCTAACGAGATTAAGAAGTACAGAGGCGGGACTACAAACTTATCTTTGTCTTGGAAGTCAAAGCAGATCGTTATGCCAGCGCCTGTAAGCATGTCATGGGTATCTGTTACTGCTCAGGAGTATCCAGCAACTGTTAAAGTATGGGCTGATGACGTACTTATTGCAGATTACACCGTAAGTTTGTCTGCAGGTGTGTATACACAAACTATAACCACGCCGTCTGGGCTGTCTAATGGTACGCTGCGAGAGCCTGTTATGCGGTTGCCATCTGTTGTAGCACAGGTTTGGGAAGTAGAAGTGTCAGGAGCAGTAGAGATAGATGAAGTTTGCCTAGCTCAAAGCATAGATGAGATACGTACAGTATGACCATTAGAACTACTAAACCTACTAAAGTTCCTGGGTTACCTAAAGCTCCAGCAGACATATCGCCGGGGCTACGCAGGTACTTAGAGAGTCTTTCTGAAGCTGTAGAAATTAGGCTTGGTAGAAGAGGCGACACAAGAGACCGTGCTGTTACGCTTCGTGAGTTAATTGATAGCGGGTTAGCTACGGAGTTGCTAAATAGACCGTTTGATCCTAACGGCGGTAGCAATTTTACCGGCGATACTGAGGTTGCAGACACTACTATACCTCCCGCTCCTACTGGATTTACAGTAAATGGCGGTTACTCTGTCATGTTATTGTTTTGGGATGCGCCTTATGACCAATACAGTAACCACTCTCTTACAGAGGTGTGGCGGCATGACTCAGATGTACTTGGCGATGCTCAACTTGTAGGTGTATCTAGCGGGTTTTCTTTCTCTGATCCTTGTGGTGAAGGACAGTCTTTTTACTACTGGATTCGAAATGTAAATACTAATGGGATAATAGGCCCTTATAACTCTACTGCGGGCACGCTAGGTCAAACAGCATTAGACGTAGTGAACACGTTAGATGTTTTACAAGGGTCTATAACTGAAGATGCCTTTTACCAAGGGCTAAACGATAGAATTGATCTTATTGAAGTTCATGATGTATCTATAGGTAATAATGCAACTGAAATAAACGGCCTTAAAGTAGTTGTAAACGATCCGACTACAGGAGTTGCTGCAACAGCTACGGCTGTGAATCAGCTCACAACTTCGGTTACTACTTTAGATGGCGAGGTGCAGACGCTTTCTTCTGACGTATCTCAAGTGAACACAACTGTAGGGAATCTGTCTACAACTGTGCAAACTAACTCAACTTCTATCAACGGAATAGAAGGTGAGTACTCCGTTAAAATTGATGCCAACGGTGTTGTTGCAGGGTTTGGATTAATTAATGGGCCTCTTTCTAGTTCTTTTTACGTTCGAGCCGATACGTTTGCTGTAGGAAATACAACAAGTTCGTCTGAAATTCCATTTATTATAAGGACAACAACTGGCACTTTGAACGGTGTGTCTGTACCTGCTGGCGTTTATATAAAAGATGGTTTTATACAAAACGGAACTATAACTACTGCTAGAATAGGTTTGCTAGCCGTAGATACTGCGCAAATGGCTAACTTAGCAGTGACAGAAGGTAAGATAGATAGCTTAGCAGTTACAAACGCTAAGATAGCTAATGCTGCAATTACTACTGCTAAAATACAAGATGCTCAAATAACAACTGCTAAAATCGGCAATGCACAAGTAGAAACTTTAAAGATTGCCGGTGAAAACGTAACTGTACCAAGAGCAGTGTCAGGCGGAAGTGGTGTTTCTATCGGTTCTGGTTGGACGCAAATAGGGTCTATTACCGTTAACTGGGGGTCTGATCCTTCTCTTCTTCCTTCTCAAGTACAGTTTTTTGGACAGCTTAATATTATTGCTACTGCAACTGGCACTAATGAAGTTACGCGGGGGCTTCGAATATCTTCGGGTACTCAAGACGGCATAGTCGGCCAATCTAGTCTTCAAGGTTTTTCAGATTGTATGAGCGCAGGTTTTGTCCATACACCTAGTACTGGTTCAACTACGTATCGGATATACGGAAGTAGTACAGGATCCGGTGCTACTGGTGGCAACTGGTTTATATCTTTACTAGGCGTTAAACGATGAACATATATGCTGTTTATGAGCCTGATGGCACTATAGTAAAAGCTATTTGCTGCTCAGAAGAAGAGATAGAAATGAACATCGACCAAGGTCAGTTGTTTATGGCAACTGATGTTTTTGCTGATCACGACACTCAATATGTTAGTAACAATGCTATTACAGATAAAACTGAGTTTCCTGAGCTTAATGTGTCTTCCGCAATAGTAGGTAGTTTAATAAGCATTACTAATATTCCTACTGGGTCAAAAGTTAAATGGCCTGATAACGTAGTAACATCTGAAGACGATGGAGAGCTGTCGTTTACCGCTGACGTAGGCGGAGAATATTTTTTTGAGTTCCGCCACCCTTTGTACTTATCGAAAAGGCTAACTGTAGATGTCGCATAGAAATCTAACAAAAGACCCGATAGAGTCTCGACGGCACGCTTATGAAAAGCTAGAAAAAGAAGGGGCGGCGCAAGAGGCTATATTTGAAGCGTTTGCTGTATTACAAGCTAATGGGATGGATTTAGGCCAGAAAATGACAGAGACGCTTGCTGCTAGGCAAGCTATTAAAAGTGCTAGACCCAAAGGAGAGTAATCATGCACAATGGTCAACCTTGCATTAACCAAAAACCGGGCAAAATGAAGATGCCTAAGTCAAAGACAAATAAGGGGTATTCTAAGAAGAAGAAGGCTTAGGCGTTTTTTCAACGGGCTTTTGTTCTTTTTTAACGCCAAATATTTTATTCCAGTTAGCCTCAAACTTTTCACGGTCTGTAACAGGCCGTGGCTTGCTTCCTTTGCCTGACATTATGGTAGTCCCTTATTGCAATTAGGGCATACTTTTAGAGTAAACTCACTAAGGCTAGGGTCTATAGCAGTTGGAGGTATTTCTAAAAGCTTAGCTAGTTTAAGAATAGCTGGCGTATTTAGTCTAGTAGTACCGTTTAAATACTGACTAAAAGCACTTTGAGTCCAGCCTATTCTAG